ACAACTGAACTTGCCTTGGGAAAGGTCGCCCTATTGCGTAAATTGGATTCCATGACGCTCTAAACTGGTACTCGAATGAGTAAGTTGGAACCTCTCTAGCGACTCCACTATTGGTAACATAAGTTGTCCACCCGTGAGCAAGAGAATTTGTTTGGTTGTAGTTTATTGCTTCGGAGCCGACACGTTTAGTCGAGACATCCCCAGAAAGCGGATCGTAGCTTACGAACGAGGCAGAAGCCTTTATTGTCTGATTCGGTTGTATTCTTAGTTGGTAGTCTTCTAGGTAAAAACTCCCAGATATATTCGCAACCTCTACTACGAAGGGTTTAGCGTCGTGATCATCCGTTCTGAATTGTTTAATTGAATTCACGATCCCAAGCGATGGCTCATGATCAACCTCAACCAAATAACCTATGTCTATCTTCGAACGAATTGAATCCTTAACTGGCTGACTCATTTCGCCCCGCTTTTCAAGAATATAGGCGGGGTCAAGATAGTTGACCTGAGAAATTGATGCACTTTCGGCCAATATCCCAGAACCATTTATCGCGACATCTATATTGTCGTAGAAAACCATTTTTCCCTTTTTCCTTGTGAAAAATTACACTAATTTAAACGATTAGATACCCGGATTTAGTAAGAGACATTTATATTGCAACTCTAATACGGGCGGACCACCAGCAGATGCTGAGTAGGACTGACTCGCTAATCGCATGTCTTCAAAATTATACTCCTGAATGACCTGATCGTTGTTAAAATCTTTAAGTTTCAAATTGAAATTTCCGGTATCCGGGGTACACGGGTAGTCGTAATTATTCCTTGGCTGGAACCTAGCAAGCTCTATAGACATAGATAGATTTACTTGAACCGGATATTTAGTCGTTACCCTATAGGGGTATTCCATTCCTAACACGAAGTGAGGCTGTCGCTCAGGAATTATGTCGAATTGATAGGCGGTTATTCTGTCTTGATCGAACTCTTCGCTAAAGTCTATCTCAATAGAACCAGCGTTTATGTGCTTCAGTTCGTGAGTTGGGCTGGTTTGATTCAGTATATTATCCAAGTCTGTGTCAATTTGATCAGAATCTAACGGACTTAGGTTTCCAATCCTCCCAAAGACTGTAAAAGCAGCATTTATTTGAGGTATTTCACCAACAGCGCATCTTTGGCTATAATTAGTAAGGTAACCAGACTCGAAACTAAAATTATCATCGATTTTTTGACTGTCTTTTATCAGATACCCGTTAAAGCCAGTTTCTCCTGTCAAGTTTATGAAGTAATCATGCCCAATCATGAAAGCGGTTGCTCTTACTGACCCTACTCTTGGGCCATTAGATAAGAAGTTAGTCTCGCTCATTCCCAAATGAACTATTGGCTGCTCAGCAACAGAAAAATTCACATCAAAACTTTGAACCCCTGAGACTTGCTCCCCGTCGAGGTATACGTGCTGCTGGCCTCTCCCTAGCCTCGTAGTTTTGTTGAAATCAAACATTAATTTATATTACACTTTAGGAGTTTTTTTCATAAAATAATTGTAGTATGTGTAAATTAAACGAAGGAATAAGGAAAAATGTCGGTTTATAGCGTAAACGAATGGGTGGCAGGGGGTACGTACCCCCTGTATACAGTAGTTAAACGAACAGGGGCTCTCACTGGACACCCTAGTCCAGCTTATTTTTACGCCCTGACATCTCACGATAGCGTCAGTACGAACCCAGAGGCGGATACTGTAAATTGGGGAGGCTACGGAACCGCTGCTGACTCCAGCATCAGACCGAAGTTCGAATGGACTCCTTCTTACGGACTGACAAACCAACTCACGCCACGGGTTAAATCGATAAAGCTGGGTGATGGGTACGAGCAAAGAATGCAAGACGGGATAAATACCGTGCTATTGTCTGTTTCTCTTAGCTTTGAAACTAGAACTCAGGACGAGACCGAAGCGATATCCCATTTCCTTCACGAAAGAGGCGGATACGAAACTTTCCTCTTCACTCCTGAGCCACCATACGACAAAGAAAAACTTTTTTTAGCTAGAGAATGGAACAGTACATATAATTTCTTTGACAACTATTCTATCTCCGTATCCTTTGAAGAGTTGCCTATTGTTTCTTAGTCGTTATGATGAACAAGACCCAAGCTCAATCGTCAGTTAAAAGGTTAAACGCTGAGATATTCTCACTTAATCCTTCAGCCTTACTGCATTTTTTTACGCTCGATCTGACGGACTTGCTATTTGATAAGGGCCTCATTAGTCAACCCACGGAAGCGAATCTAAATTCAAGAATTTTTAGGTTTCACAATAACCTCTTCTTAACTCGTCAGACACTTGTTTGGAGAGGAGATACATATAGTGCTATACCTCTTGAAGCCGAAGGGTTTGAGCTATCTAGCCAAGGTTCTCTTCCTACCCCGAAATTAAGACTCTCCGTGTCAGATGATGGAGTGCCGACTCTTGGTCTGCTGAAATCACAAATCCGCCTTTTGGGGGACGCTGCTGGAGTAAAGGTAACAAGACAAAGGACATTAGTTAAATACATAGACAGTTCTAACTTCGGTGACGACGATACCCCACCTGAGCATTCGGAGGATTTGAGCGCGGAATTCCCTATGGATATATTCTTCGTCGAACGAATAACCCAAGAGAATAAGAACATAATGGAGTACCAATTAAATTCTGCTCTTGACCTTGAGAATGTAAGACTTCCAGCGCGAGTAATGATTCAGCAAAGGTGCATGTGGTTTTATAGGGGAGAAGGTTGTTCTTATGAATATTCTAGTAGCCTAGACGACGACCAGAAAAAAATACACGGTGATGCTACTCTACCGGGCTCTGCACCTCCTGTTAGCACAATAGATGATGTGCTATTCACAGACCTACTAGTTGGTGTTTCCATGCTGAACAAGGGGAAATTCTCACTCACGAGCCAGTATGATTCAGGCGACTTTGTTTATGTGCAGAAGGGTGGAATTAGATACTATTTTGTAAACGTTGGAGGTTTATGCAACGGAATTGATGTTACTAATACTAACTTCTGGACCCCTGATCAATGCAGTAAATCCGTAAGAGGCTGTAAAAATAGGTGGCAACGGAGCGAGCCAAATTTGCGAACAGCCTTGCCATTCGGCGGGTTCCCTGCTCTAGGAAGAATTAAATAGATGCACCTATCCGAAGAGTTAAAAGATGAGATTAAGAGTCACTCTTTAGAGGAAACTCCAAAAGAGTGCTGTGGTTTAATCGTCTATGACGACGACAAAGGTAAAGTAAAAGCAATCAGATGCACGAACCAAAGCGAAAACAAAGAAAAGCACTTCGAAATATCTGCCCATGATTATTTACGCGCTTCTCTATCTGGAAAAATTTTAGGGATGTACCATTCTCACCCTGAGACAACTAAATCTTTTTCTGAACACGACAAGTACCAGAGCGACGGGCATAAAATTGATTCCGTTTTGTATATCGTAGACTCAGATGAATTCGATATATACAAGCCAATCGAATCGAACAGTTCCTTTTGGACTAAAGAATTTAAGATGAAACATAATGATTGCCTAACGGTAATTTACGATTTTTACAAAGAAGAGCTAGGAATTGAATTAGACGGATTCGATACAGGACCTAAAGATATAGAAAACGTAGTAGAAAACAGAGATGAAAACTGGGTTGACGTTCCAAGCCAGCGAATAGACTATAAGAAGGTTGAGGAAATGTTCCAGAAGTACAAATCAATATCTTGCGTAACTGGTATTGAAACGGATGGGTTTGATCCTAATGTCCTTAAGAAATATGATATGCTCTTATTGGACCTTCATGGTCAAATCTATCATATGGCAGTTTATCTTGGAGGAGAATCAATTCTTCATCACCCACCTAAAGGATACCCTCGTGTAGAGAGCATAAAACATTCTTGGAAAAAAAGAGTAAATATAGCCCTTAGGCATAAGAAATTTTTATAACATGAGCAGCTTTACAAAAGTCAGACTGCATGGCGATCTAGGAGCAGAAGTAGGCCCAGAATGGGAACTTGATGTTTCTACTGTCGGGGAGGCAATGAAAGCAATCGAGTATCTTTCTAGGAGAAAGCTTTTTAAGCATCTCATATCTAAAGACAAACAGAACCTAAAATACCAAGTTCTTATTAATGAAAAATTAGTTACTTACGAGAACGGAGAAATAAACGAAGAAAACCTATCGGATGTTGAAAAATCTGAGTTGGTAATGAGGTTCGAAAAACTTGATACAATCGATGTAGTACCAGTTTTACAGGGAGCCGGGTGCTTATTAGGGGGCACTAAAATTTCTATGGCTGATGGGTCGAGCAAGGACATTGAGAACGTAATCGCGGGAGACATGGTAATGGCGTATAACGAAGCCAATGGCGTCCTTGAAGAATCAGAGGTCTCAAAAACATTTGAACACTCGGACACTGAGGGCTACTTAATCATTAACAACCAAATAAAATTAACCGATAATCACCCAGTATACGTCATGTCTCGCGGTTGTGTAAGTGCTGGAGAGTTGAAAATTGGTGACATACTCATGCGCGAGGACGGATCAGAAGAATCAATAGAAAGTATTTCAGCGCACGGAGAGTTAGTTACCACCTTTAACATCGA